ATCTTGCATTGACGCTGGCCTATATATTTCAAATTCTTGAAGAGCATCTGTATGGCCTATTAACATAATGGAGTTTGTTGCTAGATTATTTATCTCAACATATTTAGATCTACTTGATATAGATATTGATTTATCATTATAGGAATATTCTTCGTTTAAATTATTTGGATTATTACACTGTATATAATATTCTTTAGTTGAGTTTGACAAATCTGCGACTGTAGATATTTGTATTGTATAATTACCTTTATACAAACCCTCTGGAAGCATATACCTTAGTTTGTACGACCCTTGGGAAACTCTTTCTATAGTTGCTGTAGAAGATATATTTTGAGTATATGTGGGAGTTGCTGCGCTTATATAACTTATATTATAAAGAAGTGGTCCATCTATGACTGCTCCAGGAGTTCCAACACCTCTTTTAAAATATACAATAATATCACCAGTTGGATCTATATATTCATATCCACTTTTATATGTGAATTGTATTTCTACATATTCTTTTGGTTTTGCAATTAACATACTAGCTCGGAACTTCTTTTGTAGCACCAACTATCCAATAGTTGATTTCCCCTCTTTTTCCCCTTACCCCATAGCTGTCATCTATAACATATATTATAGTATCGTCTAAAGAGTTATAAGATTCTTCATAAATTCTATCACCGGGTTTTGGATTTACTTCTTTTTTAAAATAATAAACTAGCTCGGAATTAGTTATCACTCCCTCTGGAACTTCATCTTTTGCATTTGACAGGGCAAAGCTTCTTGCGTAAACTGATCTAGTAGTATGCCTTTCTAGCGTATCGTTATAAACAAAGTCGTCAGAAAGTCTTCTTTGTATAAAGATATCGTGTCCCCACTGCCTTAGTATTTTTTCAAATATCTTCTTAGCATCAATCATACTGTCTTAGACCTCTGCCTGGCATAGGGTCTTCTGGATCAGTTGGAGTTCTTCTTCCTGGACCATATAGTTCTTTGTCAGACAAGTATATTAATTTGCCTGTTTGTGGATCTAATGTTTTGCCAGAAGTAAAAGTTTTTTTGTTTGGAAGATTTTTTGGCTGAACGCCTCTTATAAAAACTTTTTTCGCTAGAATCTCTCTTCTTAACGAGGCTGCTATCTGGCACCATGTCGTTGCATTTGATCTGGTTGCTACATCTCTAGGGGCTGATCTATTGGTAATTTCTAGGTCTGCAAGCTTAAGGCTCATTTCGTCGTCTCCACCAAATCCGTACGTTCTACTAAGCTCACAGCAAACTGATGCTTTAATGTATTCTAAAACGGTAAACGGAAGATCTGGGCTTGTATTTGAATCTTGAATAGAATATATTTCTTTTACTTCATTTGAATAATTATAAACAAGTTCTCCTATTTCTAAAAGTCCTGCTTCTGGAAATATAGAAAGTATTTCCTCTGGGTCTAGATAAAGTGGCTCGATATCTGGAGCAAAAGATATTGTTTCATCAGACCTAAGAGTTATTGAAGGCTTGTATTCTTCTGTTGTCGAACTAACGTAGAGTTGTTGACTAACAGTTATTGAAGTATTATTTACTAAAGTTCCAGTAAATCTAATTGTATATTCTCCTGCATTAGTGGTAGAAAAATTATAATAATACTCTGAACTTGTAATTTGTGTTGCCGAAGCTGAAGCTATTTGAGTCCCACTAGAGTTTAAAACAACAACATTAACAGCTGTTGGGCTCACCTCTGTTTGCTCAAGCGTAACAGGATCTGTGTCAACAAATTTTACTTTAATTCTAACAGTATCGTTAACTAAAACTCTGCTTACTGTCATTTTAACTCCAATTTTAATAAAATTATGATATTGTTACTTCTGCAGTGCCAGAACTTAACGAAACAGTTGAGGCTACTGAGGTAGCACTTGTTTGATTTCCTATTGCCTCTAGGCTTATTGCTCCGCTAGCGCCTTCATCATAAGAAGCTAGTACTTGAATAATTGCGTTTGCTTGAGACTCTGTAGCTTGTATGGTCAAAATTCCTTCTGAATATATATCATAGGAAATGACAGCAACAGTGGTAGCGTTAGAATAATCCTGAGAAATACTAACTGCAACATTTAAATTAGAAATTATTATAGGATTAGATATTCCTAAAACATTAATTATAACCGTACCTATGTAACTTAGGCTTGGCTGATTATAGCTAATATTCTCGTTGTATAACATCTATTATCCTGATATAACGTATTTTTGTAAGTCTTTAAACCATTTTATTGAATTCTCATTAATATGGTCATTTTTCCTATAAGAGAAAAATTGCAAGTAAACATGCCTATTACCACTAGTAACCGGTTTTATCTCGTGTCTACCTATATAAGTCACTGCATTTTGTTTTTTAAATATATTAATATACCACCCAAAGGCAGTTGTAGTATAAATGCTATTCTTATAATTGTTCTAAAAGTATAGATTTATTTTTAAATAATCTCAACTGATTGTGTACATATGAACCAATTGTGGGATTAAAATATAGCTCACAATGTTCAATAATTCTAGCAGTATCAGAAATATCCCAATCTTCTGGTATTTGATAAAAATCTTTAAATCGTACTATTCCTGCATCTAGTTCTTCTTTTTCTTTGTTTAAAATTTCATTAATATCCCATAAACCTGGATACAGTTTACACAATGAAGAAACCGAGCTGGATGCCATATTTTTTTTAACAAATGTAATTAATTCTGGCTTATTTGGTTGAACATTAGTCGGACGAAGTCGTGCGTTCTCGCTACCAGTAAGGTAGCTAACAACCTGCATGTCTGATTGATTATCCACAAGATCGGGGGTAAACCCAAAGGCATCTAGAAATTGTGATGCCTTAATAGCAATGTCCTCAGTGCTATTAAATGGTTCTTTAGTTACTTCCGACCATTCATAAAGTAGCTTAAAAAATTCAGACAATGTAAGACCCACGCAAGGTACTTCTGCATTATTCTTGTATTTTTCACGAATTTCAATGTCATCATGAAGGTGAAGATATATTAAATAGCCGACATTATGCAGGGACATAATTGTTTCGTATGCTAAAATTTTATTTAGTGTTGGAACAACTCGACCATTTTCTCTCACAAAGCCAGCATGTGGGCCATACATTGTATTGTCGCAGCGCCATTCTAATTCTGGGTCAAAAATAGCTCTGGATTCACAAAAAATAAAAAAACCTTGGTCAGTATTATCAATATCTGTATTATATACATCCATGAGTCGCTCCCAAGGCGTTAGGTTGACAACCTCTTCTATATCTTGAGATTTAGCGATTAGACATATGTTTCCTGCATACTTGAATGGATGATTTATAGCAACCAAGAGATGTCCGTCCTGCATAGAAAAAACTTCAGCTTCTTCAAATGGGTCGTCTCCGGCAGGAGTGCGACGATACAATTCTAAAGTACTTTCTGTAATTTGGTCTAATACATAAAATAAACGAAATGTTTTCAGTACATCAATTGTAAAAGGTTTAACTGTAATCATATTGTGCCTTAAGGTCCGTAGTATTTGAATGTAATGCCACCAGCACTGCCTGCGCCAAACTGAGAGCCTCCACTGCCAACTATTGTACCAGAACCTACAGAGAAACCTCCAGCAGATCCGTTGCCTTGTGTTCCGTATCCACCTCCACCGTTTCCTCCACGAAGGCCATATGCTCCACCCCCAGTACCTCCATTGCCACCAACTTGAGTTGCCGTACTATGTCCCGTGGCATTTGAACCAGCAGAATCTGTTCCGCCACCACCACCACAGGCATAATAGGAAGCATTCCATGCATAGATGGGCTGATTAGTGTCATTGCCGTAAATTGGCTGGTTGTAGTCTGGACCATAGGCCGTACAGTTTCCGTTCTTATCAAAACTTTGACACACTTGTACATAGCCAACTACGACCTGAACATAAGTGCCAGTGAAGTAGTAATAACCATAAGCATTTGTGCCACCAAGGTTAGATGCGTTAGTGCCGCTGCCAGCAGTTCCACCCCTACCACTAGGTGCACTGTTGACACCTGGATGTTCACCAGCAGTTCCTCCTCCACCAGTCCATGTAGTCGAACCAACTGTCAAAGTTGTGCTACCACCTGTCGTTGCAGTACCAGTACCAGTACCACCGTTTCCTGCGGCACCTCCTGCTCCGACAGTTCCGCTAACTGTTTGTGTACCAGTTGCTGATGATGTGTGAGATGAGAATAGACGATAACCGCCACCGCCACCGCCACCATAGTTGGCTCCACCACCTGCTCCGTAAAGAAGCATTTCATAGATAACTGGTGCAACGGCACTTCCGCTAGTTGGTGTTACTGAAGGAATTGAAACAGAGAAGGCACCAGCAGTAGTTTGCGTAAACGTCTTTAAAGACCAGGTAGTGAATGATGTGCTTGAACTTGTAGTAGTTCCAATAGCGTTTGTTGCACGGCAGCGAACATAGTAGAGAGTTGCAACCGCTAGACCAGTTATGTTTTGAAAAATGCTTGAAGCCTGACCGCTAACAGTAGAGCCATATGTAACTGTTGTGAATGTTGTAAAAGATGAACTAGTTGAGTAATCAAAATAAACAGTAGTTGGGTATTTATTAGCGGAAACTGTTGCGTTTAGCGTCGCAATAGATTGATTAAAATTAGTTGTAGAACCAATTGTTATGTCTGGCAGCAACTTGGGTATGCTGCTAGTCCCACGCTTGATAGGCATTACGCACTCAAGTCCCCGATAAGAACATAGCTATTGCTATCTACGCAGAATAAAGAAGCTGCAGAATATCTAGCTCTAAACTTTAATCCTGGTGTACTATTTATTGTTACTCCTGAAGCAGCGATTGTTATTTGTCCAGCTCCAAGCTGTAGTAGGTCTATTGATTGACCTGCACTTAATCCTGTTGAAGTATTAACAGTTACTGTTATCGCTGAAGCATTATCTAATGTAACCATTTTTCCTAAGTCGCTATTGGCTAAAGTGTAACTAGTTCCTGTTTGTACATTTATTGTTTGCGTGCTAGCAAAAGATCCACTAGGGCCAGTTGGGCCAGTTGGGCCAGTTAATCCTGCTGGTCCGTTAGGACCAGTTGGTCCTGTAGGGCCAGGAACTGTTGATTCGGCTCCAGTGGGACCAGTTGGGCCTGTAGGGCCTGGTGAACCCGTAGGGCCTTCAGGTCCAGTAGGTCCAGTAGGGCCAGTAGGGCCAGGAACTGTTGATGCGGCTCCAGTGGGACCAGTTGGGCCTGTAGGGCCTGTGGGACCTGTAGGACCAGCAGGACCCACCTCAAGGCCTGCTACAGCAATATAAATAGAAACTCTAATAGAGTTAGAAGATGGTGGAGAATCAAAATAAACAGTTATAGCATTGCTGGAAGTTGCTTCCCAAGAAGTTAAAATTAAACCATATGGAGAAGCAGCCTCTCTAATTGTTACACTTACGTCCCTACTACCAAAGTTATGCGTTAAAACATATGAATTACTGGTGCCATCGCCAATTGTAGCGTTATATACAGTTCCAGCTAGATTGGCGGAACTAGTAAATTCAACAATAGCGTTGGAACTATTCTTGTAATAAAGTTTTCCATCGGCGTAGTTAATTGCTAATTCGCCATATTCCAAAGATGTAGGCGTATTGGACGATGTGCCACTATTTTTTAATTTTATAGTATTAGCCATTAGTCACTCCACTTAACTAAGTTATTATAACATAAGTTAATTAGAACGTGCCACCATCAATTGTGTATGTATCAACACCAAGAGTAGTTCTAGCTGTAGCTGCGTCTGCATCATCAAGTAATCCTCTAATAAATGAACTTAATGTTGTAACTGTTGCAGTTCCTGATCCAGTAAAATATGGAAGAGCATCTGCTGCAGAAGTTAATCCTGCTATTGCTCCAAGGTTTGCATTGTAAGCCTGTACATTAGTGCCTATTGCTAATCCAAGAGCCGTACGAGCTGCTCCAGCGTCTGTAGAGCCCGTTCCACCGTTAGCTATGGCTATTGCGGTACCATTCCATGTACCAGTTGCAATTGTTCCAACTGAAGTAAGGCTTGATGCGGTTACCCCTGAACCAAGAGTTGAACCAGAAAGAACATCAGTTCCATTGATTTTAAAAGTTTTACCATTTACAAGATTCATGTTTTCTGATGAAGTCCATGAGTCAGTTGCGTCAATCCAGTTAAAGGTCTTGTCTGTTGCGCCCTTAAGGGTAAGACCACCACCATCAGCACCTGCGTCTGTTGGACTTGCGACTGAACCAAGCTCGATATTCTTATCGTCAACCGTGATTGTAGTTGAGTTAATTGTAGTTGTTGTACCGTTGACTGTCAGATCACCTGAAAGGGTAAGAGATGTACCAGTAGCAGCACCAATGTTTGGCGTTACAAGTGTTGGCGTATTAGCAAATACAAGTGCTCCAGTACCAGTTTCATCCGATATAATTCCAGCAAGTTCTGATGATGAAGTAGCTGCAAAATCCGAAAGTTTATTATTAGTAAGCGCTACAGTACCAGTTGCGTCTGGAAGACTTACGGTTCTGTCGGCTGTCGGGTCAGTAACTGCAAGGACTGTCTCAAACTCATTAGCCGTTGCGCCTTCAAATGTAATAAAATGTGCATCTGGAAGATAGATACCATGAATTCTTGGAGTCCCACCAGTAGCCGTGATTTCTGGTCCATTGATGGTTGGCGTAGTAAGAGTCTTGTTCGTAAGCGTTTGAGTGTTTGTAGTTCCAACTACTGCACCAGTTGCACCATGAGCTTCTGTTGCTGATGTATGAGTCGTTAGATTACCTGCAACTGTTGAAGCTGAACCATAGGCGTCGTAGGTATTCGCTGTTACTGAAATTGCACCTGTTGAGTCTGTGTAAGTAAGGCCTGTCCCAACTGCATTTCCAACTGCATCTTGAGCAGCTTCGTTGAAGTCTGTAACTGCACTTGCTGGGATAGCGATGTTTGCTGTGCCAGCTGCGGTCAAACGACCTTGAGCGTCAACTGTAAAGGTTGAAACTGCTGTAGCTGAACCATATGAACCAGCCGTAACAGTTGTATTATCAAGATCTATTGTAACTTTATCAGATGCACCAGCTGTAGCAGTTAGTCCTGTTCCACCGGAAATTGTTAATGTATCACCAAGAGTAATTGTCTGACTTGTTCCACCATCTCCAGCTAAAGTAAAAGAACCTGATACTGCGCCTACTGCAGCAGCTACGAATGCTGTTGTTGCAACTTTGGTACTATTATCTCCCGATGTTTGAGTAGTAGCTGTTGCAGATCCGCCAAGTTCAACTGTTCCTGAAAATGTTTTATTACCAGTAACTGTTTGTGTACCAGAAAGGCCTACATAGGCACCCGGGCCAGCAATAGCTAAAGAAGAGGTTGCAAGTCCGCCTTCTCCACCGGTTCCTTTGCCATAATAAAGTGTATCATCAGCTTCATTAAATGCTAATTCAGCATTGGCAAGACCTGTTGGTGCTCCAACTGCTCCAGCGCTAGACCTTCTTTTGATTCTGATTGTATTTGCCATTTTAGAAATTTCCTCCATCGGTTAGATTGTTTTCAGAGTAGTTGACCCACTGAGAGCCGTTGTATCGTAATATATTGCCTGTTGCAACTGAACTTATAGTAACATCAGTTAATCCATTTAAAATAGACTGAGTTGATATACTTTGTTCTGCTGCTATAATTCTGTCTTTGACAGTTAAATAAGATCCTGCTGGACTAACACCTAAAACTGTTTGCAAAGCTTCTATGGCGTCATTTGCATTTGTGTGCTGCAAATGGTGTGGCACTGTGTTAGAGTTTAAAGTATCTGTTGCGGTAGGATTCACTAGATTGTCTAGAGAAGCTGGATAATTTGTTGCCATGATATTCCTTATAAAGCTATGATTTTAGTGGAATCATTATTCCACACTATAGTAACAGGGGCTTGGATATTTGCGCTAGAAAAGGGTAAGCCTGTCGACGTATCTAAGTATGCTATTAGCCTAGAAGTCGCATCAGAGCCACTGTCTGAATATAATGCTACTGCATTAAAAGAATTGCCTGAATAATTTCCGATCGTTACGTCGTCAGCGTCAAATACTCCATCTGTTACGGTTTTGTTAGATAGTCCTGAACTTCTGTCTTCAATAGAAGATGAGTTAATGTCTGAAACAAATTGATGTGTATTTACATTGGGCGTATAAGTATTGTTTAGTATTAATACTTTAATTGTGTTTGAATATAAATTAATTTCACCTTTTAAAAAAGACTCTTTTGCTTTTTTATAAATAAAATTAGCCATTAAACACCAACATCTTTAGAAACTATAATTCTGTATTTATATCCAGATTCATAGTATGTTGCGTCTTCTTCATTGTAAACTGGAGTTGCGTCATCAGAGGGAAAATCGACATAGACTTCTGGTTTCCATGAATGCATAGAAACGTTTGCTGATACATTTTCCCATCTTGATGGTGATCTTTGTATTTTTTTTCTTTGTGCTTTAAAATAGAAGCTATTAAGGAAGTTTGAAGCTGGTCTAGAACTAAATGTTATTGTCACTCTTCCGTTATTGTATGAATTATCTAGATAAAAATCTCCATTAGATGGATCTACGGAGGCAATATAAAAATTAGGATTCTTTGCTATTATTTGAATAGACGTATATGCGTCTGTTCTTATTGAGTGATCTTCAATATAAACTTCTTGAATTTCTGGAACTCTAATTGAAGAAAAACTAGAAGGTGTTGCAGCTTCGGTGGTTTCAAATATAACTTGCTCTTCGGCTATTAGCTCATTTGCTGCATCGAGAAAGCCAACAGCTCTAATTTTGTATTCTGTCTCACTTTGAAGAACTGCATCCCAATATAGGGTAAGAGTTCTGGAGACTTGATTGTAATCAGTTATTGTATTAATAGTTAAAAAAGGATTAGCAACAATAGTTGGTGTAGCTGTATTGGTTTGTACAATAAAATTGCTATTCTTTAATGAAGATATTTTTATTGTTCTTCCAAATTTAATTATTGCAGTATTTAAATTAATTTCTGCGTGCTCTATTAGGTTTAGTGCCACATTTATCTCCTAATCATTTATAAATATTAGTAACAAAAAAACATAGGATAATAAACAAAGGGAGTGGCTTTTACACCACTCCCTTTGCCCCGGGTATCGTAACTATAACACCCTAAGGTCTATCAGGTCATTTCGTTTGTGACCTGAACCTCATAGTTGCGTGCTAATCTAACACCCTTAGCAACAGTGATTCCCTCACCGTCGCCAAGCATTACGATGTCGTAGCGCTCTTTCATCTTCATTGAGCGAATGTCACGGCTTGGATCATCAAACTGATCGGTGCTCATGTCATCCTTAACAAGAAGAGTGCCAACTTCGTTGCGGTCGATCAAGAAAAGATCTGAACTAGCAGCGGTAGCACCACTCTTTGCTGTGAAGCTTACGAAAGGTGAAACGATTACGTTAAGGCCCATGGGAGCAGTTGCGTTAAGCGCTGCTTCCTTGGACTGAGGACGATAGCCCCAGCTGGTGTTGACTGCAGCTGCTGAACCACCTGTGTGGAAGATTGCATCCTTAAGGAATACAGACCACATGAGTGGGTGCAAAATGAAGTCGGTTGGAATATGATTCTCTGCCATTAAGACAGCAGCCATATCGATGATGTCGTCCCATGTAACGGTCTTGTTTGCAGTACCGTTAATGTCGCGACCAGTTGTATCATCGTATGAACCACTATCATTGTCAAAGACGATTGTTGCAGCGTCTTTGAAGCGGCTTAGAGCGATCTGCTCCTTAAGGCGAGCCATTGCACGACCTGCAGCCCTTACGTGAAGGCCAACGATATCCCAAAGAGAGTCTGCGATGACTTCTTCGGTAAATGCTAGCTTAACGCCCTTTTTGGAGACTTTGCCCTCGATTTGCTTTGCAAAAGCGAGTGCTTGCTCTGGATATTCTTGTCCTTCGGGAATCTCTGCTGCTTGGATAGCGTTTACTGCGGGGAACTCCAAGGAGCGTCCCTTTCCTAGGCGAACTGTTGAAAGAAGTGGCGTTACCAACAATTGTGGCTCTGCTGCTTCCTTAAGAGTGCGAGAGATGATCTTAGGGAAGAGAATAGCAGCATCTGGTGATGCAAACGCTTCCTTAATAGTTACTCTGTTGTCTTCGTCAATGTGTCCGTCTTCGGCCAGCGCGGCTTCCCAAGCTGGGAGACCCGAGAGGAGCTCTTGGATTGTCTTACTCATCTTAGGATTATTCCTCCTGTGTTATTAATTATATTGTGAGATTAACGCGGAATGCGCCAATTACGTTGTGGACATCCAGGTTACTACGGATGCCAAGCTTACCTGAATATGCTCCAGCTCTTGTTAGCTCGAACACAGTCTTGAGTGCGCCTGGATCTGATGGTAATTGCATGTAGGAAAGAAGGCCATCATCAAAGTTGGTAGCAAACTTTTCTACTTCTATAACCTTACCAACCTGGAGGTAAGAATATACGCTACTGCTTGCGAGGAAATCGCTTGCAGCTGCCTTTACTGGACGTCCCATGTGATCGGGACGAACAACGTCACCTACTGCTAAGTTTGAGTTAATGATGTCTACCATTGGGTACTCAATATAGCCGTGAGTGATAAATCCTGCACCTTGTGAGGTGCCCTTGTCGAATGGGCGGTACAGGTCATACTGTGCTACGCCGATTGGAACTGATCTTGCAGGAACTGTAACTGTGTCTGTAGCGCCCGAGCTGTAGCTTGGGGTTGCACCGTCAAGTGGGTCCCAAGATGTTGGCATGTTGTCACCGTAAGTGACTGAAGAAGCTGTACCATTAGCTGGTACCACTTCTGCATCACCGGTGGTTGCATTAGCTACTACTGAAAGAATTGTTCCTTTAGGAATGACGATCTCAAAGCGATCATCTTCACTATCTAAATACCAGGTTGGAAGACCTGCGGCTGGAAGGAGGTATGCGGCTGGGGCGATACCCTCAGAAACCACAAGACGACCAGAACCAGTTTTAGTCCCTACCTTACGAAATTTTGCTAAGCTCATTTGTTTTTCTCCTTAAGCAAAGTGTTGTTTTAAAGTTTACGGCGACCCATAAGAGCGTCTACAAAGATTTCTTCGACACTTGGGGCTTTTTCTTCTTTTTCTTCTTTGACTTTTCCATCAAGAGTAAGAACATTATTCTCACCCTCAACAACTTCTGTCTCAGAAGTTATTTCTGGCATTGATGACATAGCAGCCTTAACTGCTGGCATCTTTGCCAAATCTCTTAAAGAATCAGCTAATGAAGATGCGGTTCTAGCTGAGTGATCCTCAATTAGGCCCTCTCTTAAATCAGCGCTCTCTACTCCTGCAGAAATTTTTGCATCAACAACTCTTTCTACTAGAGTTCTGTGTAGAGCTTTCTTAAGTTTCGCATTTTCTTCCTCAAGGAGCTTTACTTTTTGCAGTAAAGTAGTATCACCGGTCTCAGCGACTTCTTCTTTATTGTCGTTGAGTGGTTCCTCTTTTTTCTCCTCTTCGGAAACAGCCTGAGTTTCTTCAGACTTCTCTTCCGACTTTTCAGCTTTTTCGGAATCAACAGCTTCTTGAGCTTGTACATCCGCCTTGTCTGAATTGTCTTCTAAGACCTTCTCTTCAGCTTCTGGCTTTTCTGCAGCATCTTCAGCTGGAACTTCTTCTGAACCCTCTGGGTCATTAGTCTGCTCTTCAGCTTTTGGTTGCTCTTGTTCTTCGCCAGATTCTGAGGCAATTGAGGAAAGATCACTGCTTAGCTCTTCGGCCACAGCAAGGATGTCCTCTTGTGTTTCGACATTGTCCATTGTTTTAATCTCCTGAGAATCAGTACTGATTTTTTCATCTCCATCAGATAGTAATGAGTTATTATTGTTATTATAATTTTCACTTTCATGGATTGAAAGTGCAGTCAAGAAAGAACCCTTAAGATGGAGATACAAGGGCTTCGATTCCTTCTTTTTGAGAGAAGTAAGAACTGATTGATTTTCTTCAATTGATACTATATCTTCTTCGTTCATATGAAGAACAAAAGCAGAACTCTTAGCAACCCATTCGCCATCAGTTGTTGCTACATCGCCGGCATTAGGACCCTTAACTGATCTAACGCTAGACTTTGAATCTGCAGGTTGATTGACAAAAGAATATTCTTTAAAAGAAATATCTTGCATGTCTACAAATGCAAGTTTGCCTTTATAAACTTGACCTCTTCTGTACTTAGAAAGAGGTGGCCTTCCTGCTTCTGTTTCTTTAGCAAGGTCTGCACCACTGATTGAGCAAACAGCCTTGTTAGCTCTTCCGCCCACTGATCCAGTTAGATATCTTTTATCTAAAACTTTTTGAACAGCTACTGGATCTGTGATTGCAATCTGCAGCCTAACGTAAGATGAGCCATCTTGCTCTTT